TGTCAACTTGCATAAGTTTTAACAATGGTTTTAGGAAACCCATCTCTACACATTGCTGCGTTTCTCTAATAGTCCTGTCAAATATTGTAATCTGTTCGCCTTCTGAGTTAAGTCCGCCTACTCCTGCTAGCTGACCTACAACCAATGGCATGACTCCATAAGCACCGTTTATGTCGTTGTTAATGCGGTCCATGTAAGGTAGCATCATCAACTCATCCATGTTAGGCATAACTGGCACAAACTTCGCTGTAGTGCTTGCATCCCTACTACTTAAAATAGGAATAAAGTTTGGATTTCTCCTTGTCTCTTCTGCAATGTATTCCCCTAACCTATTCAATGATTCCTCATCGTGGCCTGGAACATCTAAGAATCCTTTTGGCGGCCTTTCCAGTCTGTAGATTTTGTTTTGAAATGACTCTATGGCCAATGCTGTTTCGATTTTTTTGGAAAGACCTATAATTGGCGACTGCCCATACAACCGAGCATTCGCACTGTATTTGTTAAAATGTATAATCTCATCACGTGCAAACGGTATCTTACCATCCTCACTCTCATAATAATAAGCCATAAACTCTAACTCTACACCCGTCTCTGGATTAACCGTGCCTTCCATAAACTCTCTAGTTACTGGGTCAAACTTCTCTTCCTCTACAAATCTACCAAACTCATCTACATGAAACCGCATGTGCTTTGCATCCTCTACCCAAAGCTCCTTGACAATCTTACCAGATACACTGCCATCCTCACTTGCTAACCTATCGTAAACAAGACTTATCCAACAGTCATCAAACACTTCTAACTGTCTTATCATTGCCTTAAAGAACTCAGTGCCATTAATGTCTGCACTACCATTAGTAGGGTCTCTTAATAATGTCTCTACTTGCTTCCTCTGCTCAGGGTCTCCATCACCAATAGCTTGGTATTCCCATCCCTTTGCAACGGATTGAGATGCGATTCGAGTGATTACGGTCCTGAGATGAGAATACCTATCAGCCAACTGTTCTAAATAAAATTGGTCTACTTGCGGAAGTATAGATTGACGATATGCCGTATCTGTACTTACACCAGAATAAACGGGAGTTCTTGCCTCCTTAGAAACATCAGCAGTTGCATTCTCCAGAAAAGCATCTATGCCAGTTGCCTTTCTAACAGGCTTGCTCCTCCATCGGTCAAATAATCCCATCAAACTCTCCTTGATTCCAATACATGACGGTGGCGGTGTATATAATCTTCGATGACAGGCTCTAACATCTTAGAGACTGGTGTTTCTTTGACCTTGGCTAAAGTTTTTAAGTTTTGTTTTGTCTCAACAGATATTCCCCACAATTCCATTCGTGTTCCGTTGCTGGGTGAACTTGTCATCTGGAACTAAGGTGAACCTTGTTAGTTTATATGTCTTTCGGCTGAGGACATATTTCCCTGTTTAGATGTAGTCCCATCGTGTAAAAACAAGCCTCTTCTTTTCCAAAACATGCACACATAACTCACACATCCATAACGCCATTACTGCGTCAGGCGTATGTCCTTCTAACCTTCCATGCTTACCATAAATCAATCTACTCAAACCATCAACCAACTTTCGCATTCCTGGCTTGGAACTCTCCCTCGCAACCTTGTTCCACGGTATGAAATACTTGCCCTGTTCCATCGCTAACGCAATCCTCGGAACTCCAACGTCATGGCTGTGCTTCTCTTTCCCAGTATTGTGTCCCTCTACTGGCATCCCATCTAACTGCTTTGCAGTATGCACAACCAACCTCTGATAACCATTAGACTCTACCATTATCTTATCAGGTTTGTACTTGTCCGCCAAACTCTTCATCGTAACTACTTGTGCCTCCAACCAACCAGCACCCTTAGCTCTTATCTTACCACTCCAACAATACAATACCTTGCGCTCTAAAGTAACCCTGTTGTAAGCCATTATCACATAAGCCGTTTCATCGTTCTGACTGTCCATACCTACTGCCAAGTCAACCCCCATAGTTACAAACCAATCTTGACCTCGCTCTGGTAAACCCATCTCCATGCCTTCCTTCAAACATGGCTTCAATACCTCGTAAGGTATAACTGCACTCTCAGGGTCCAACGGATTTAACATATACTCAGACTCAAAAGCTCTCGACCCCATCGTCTCACGCTCCTTGTCCAATCTCTCTTGGTCCCAATACTCAGGCCAACGGGGAGTCCCGTCCTTCAACAAAGCTGGATGCCTAACACTTGTCCACTCCTTGTTCTGCATCACCCAATCTGTCGCATCTCCAACCCTCTTCTGCGTTCCTACCAAAAGTAACTTGGCCTTCGGAAGACGCATTGGCATCACAACTCTCTTAATATAATGAATAACCTTCTCATCAGTAATGTTAGGAAACTCCTGAAGAATATCGTCAAGAATTATCATGTGAACGTGCGGACCTTCCAATGCCTTTCCAATACTCGCAGCGTGAACCCTACTTCCATTGTTGAAATACTTAGCACCCTTACGCCAAGTTACCTTGTCATCCTCTGACCGCGCTTTCATAAACGAATTAAGTCTCCAAGAACGCCGACAAATCTCCTCAAACTGTTCTAACTTGTCCCAAGCCTGTTCCAATGTCGCCGACAAATACAACGCACGGTAATTTGGTTGCATCGCCATCTGATATGCAAGCGCACTCAAACCCCAAGAGGTCTTCAAGTGACCTCGAGCGCAAATTATCGCAGTATGAGTCCCCGCTTCAAACGCATCCGCCCACTCAGCGTGCATCTGACCCAACGGAACATAATCTCCAGGCTCTAATTCCATGTAATGACGCAAAACATCATCAATAAATGACTCTAAGGTAAGTGGCGTTGTCTTTAATGTCTCTAAAGCACCACTAATCGCTAAGTTCAGCAGCTTGTCGTCGATTCCTTTCTTCGATTTTGTCACGATTTACCCTAAATTCAACCATTTTTATCGGATGGTCTCCATAATAGTCCAAGAATTGAACTAATGTCTGTATATCCTCGGTCTCTTTAATAACTTCGCCGTCTTTGTGAATCCTAATCATCTATCCATCCCCTTCCATCCCAAGTATAAACATCAAAATGCTTCCTATACCTGTATCGGTCTATCAAAAAGCACCTTGTTACCTTCTCATCGTTGTCATAATAGGTCTCACCACCATTTACACGCTTAAAACGGTTGTCTTTTATCAATTTCTTCAAATCTTCAACCTTTATAAGCCATAATTGCTTGTCCTGAATGTTAGGAATGTAATATACAAAGTACGTAGCCTTCGTTTTCCTTATTCCACTCGGCTTTCCACGACATTTATACTCAATTACCATGTTTCCTGACCCTCCATCATCCCAATCCTTCTCCCAATAGTCACTCTTTACCTCAAATGTCACTGGGTCTTCATACGGATTCTGAAATAATATGTCAAAATACGCATTATCATTGAATTTCTTAAATTGTAACCCCATAACCGATTCGACAAAATGCCTAACCGCCTTTTCTCCTTTATGCCCATCCGCTAAATCCTTGTCAAAATTGTTGTTCATGCAAAAGCCTCCAGTTGCGTCTGTTGTAATCTGCCCTTAGCAATGTTAAAATAATCAATATTTATCTCGCATCCTAAATAATGTCTCTGTAATTGTTTAGCTGCCAATGCTGTTGTCCCAGACCCTAAAAATGGGTCAAAAATCAAACTATCTTTATACGAAAACAATTTCAATAATCGGTTTACTAATTCAATAGGGTAAGGAGCTGGATGGTCTATATTGGTTTCATCTTTAACTACCCATAAATCTATCGTATATTCCATAAATTCCTTTACAGTTATATCACTTACACCATCAGGCAATGTCCAATCATCCTTGTAGAATATCCAAAGGTATTCATATTTTGCCCGAATACTGGGAGACTTTGCCGATAACCAACTTCCCCATGCCGAACCGCCCGTCTGCCTCTCAGCAGGTCGCTTCATCCAAATTATCTCGCATTTTAATTTAAATCCTTTACTTAATATCGTAAGGACGACTATCACCATCTTTGAATACCTTACCTATATTCAATGCAAACCTGCCTCCAGATTTAAGTAACTCATAACAACCACTTACCCAATCCGATGTAAAATCTAAATATTCCGATAAAGATAAGCTGTCTTTTACTTTATTCTTATAATCTATATCCACATTGTAAGGAGGGCTGGTAATAATCATATCAACACTTTCTTTTGGTAACGATGACATACACTCTAAACAATCTTTATTGAAAATAAAGTCCTTCATAACAATAACTCCTCCGAAAACTTCTGATTTGCATTGACAACCCTAATCTCAAGCGGATAATGACGGTTCTTTCGCAAAATACTGTCGTTATTCTCCGTATTTACCACCTCATAGATGATTCCAGCGTCCGCATCTATCACATCTGCCCTCAATCCAGTGTCATCAAAGATAGCTTCCGTGTAAAACTCGTGTCCCCACTCCTTTAACTTCCTGCAAATCGCAAATTTCATGTCAATATGAGCCTTAGTCTCGTTATTACTCCACCGAAACGCATTTCTGTTTCGATTACTCGTCCGTAATAACCTCGAAACATTGTTCCGCTGTACTTGATTACTCATCTATCTGCCTCCGACAAGCCTTACAATTCACCTCATGGTCTTTGTCACTCGCCTTAACATACATCATTCCCTTAATATCCTTAACATAACGACCACACATCGTCCACTGGGACTCTCCCAAATACTTATGCACGATTTCCAACCAAATCCCCCATTATTGGAGTGTACATCATATCCATCTTGCACTTGTAACAATCCTTCATAGGACGACCCTCCTTCTTATTACTGTAAATAAAATGGTCTGCCGTTATATTTCTGTGTTCCTCTTCCCACCGCTCTCCACACTGATAACAAGCAAACCGCCACTTCATGAAGAAGCCCACTCCCTGAACTTCTCCTCTAACTCCTCTCTATACTTCTTTACCTCTGCCGTACTCTGAAACATACCATCATCATTCTGAATACGCCTCCTCAACCGACTGACACTACTCTTATCAGGCGCAAATTTCAAAAGTACATACAAATCACTCAAAAATTGCTCCTCATATATACTCTGCTTCTTACCGTGAGGTATTGCCCTATAATAATCCTTCAGTATCATGTAAAATAACTCGACATCACTGTCCCTCGTATGAGGATGCTCCTTCAAGTATTTTATCACTAACTTGTGCGTGCTCTCCATATTCTTAAACCACTCTTTCATATGTAACTACTTGCGTTCCTAAGTTTTTCTATGTAACGTAAAAGGAACTGCTGTTTCACGTTCTCATCCATCTTAACCTCTTCCAAAGCCTGACTTATACACTCGTTAATCGTCTCTACTAACTCTTGTTTTTCATTCTCACGAAGACTCATCTTCTCAGCCATCTCTGTCAACTTTGCAAACTCATGGCCCCGTATGTCAACACCACTCTTCTCTCGCATCCTGTCTAAGAAAGCACCTCGCACCTCCTCAACCTGCTCTAACCTGTTAACCTTGTCCTTCACTACCTGCTCCTTAACAACCTCGCGAACCTCGTGCTTCACATCCTGCATCAACTCCTGCCAACCCATCGAATCACTCCAAGCCCGTACCGTGCTTTTATTCAAAGGCGGAACAAACTTGTTCCTCTCCTGCAATATCGTAGCTACATCCTGAAAACTGTTGCCCTCCAAATATAACTTCATCGCCTCCTCCTTATGCTTTAACTTATACTTCGTCATCAATCAACTCCCGTAACTCTAACGCCTGCAAACAACGCTTGCAACTAACAAACTTCGTGCCTCGCCTGGACATCGCATCATACTCCATCGGCGTACACTCATATCCACACATCGTCAATCCATACTCCCTACTTGGGGCGTGCCTTTTGTGCATTCCTGTCCTCCTGCCATGATACGCCTAACCAAAATCCCGCTATAAATATAACCAATATAAACATACTAACCGATAAGGCCAAACCAAACTCACTCATTCCTTAGTCATGCCCCTCTGCTTCGCCAGTATCTCCAATATCTTCTTCTTATCCATACACCTGCAACAACAATCAGCCATCCTTCTCCCCCATCACATCCTCTATCATCGCCTTGCATAATACCGACACCATACCCAAACCTGTCGTATATGCCTTCAACTCCTTTCCTTCGTATTTCAAAGGATTGTCATCTACAAACTTCTGAACATGACCCATTATCTCATCCAATAACACTACCCAAACATCTAAACTATTCGCCATCGTCCACCTGCTCCATCGTCCACTTCTTTAAATCATCCAACGCACCATAATAGCCCGTCAAAAATGCCTTCATGTCACCATCACCCATAGGCGCCCACTTCTGCAAGTCATGCACGTCATCCTTCAATCCTGCCATCTTGCGCTTCGCAAAATTTCTAACCTCTACTAACCGCACGTCCTTCTCCAAATGGGCCTTCGTCCAAACATGGCCCTTCTTCCATACCTTGTCACTCATAGTAGGTCATATGTCCCTTGCCTATTTAACTCTTTCCACTCTATCATGTCCAACTTGATGCAAGCACTCCACATCTTATGGCTCATAACTTCCTTCTTCTCGTATGTATCAGCAATGCTTCCCATATCTCCTCCTGCAAACTAACATCATCTGCCTTAGCCAACTCCTGCATCTCTGCATATATCTGCTGCCGCATCTTGTCCCTACCGCAATTCAAAATGTATTGCTTAGGCCACCCTTTCTCTTTGGCGTATACCATACGCTACCCCCACCATAGGGACATATAACCTTTACGGTAGCAACTCCAAAAAAAAAATA